CCAATAATTCTATTTTCGTTGGTAGTACAGCTGATTTGAGTAAAATGCTTAATGATTTAAGAAAAGGAAAATAACATGGCTTTACCAGTAATGTCACAAGTGACATATGAAATGACTATCCCTTCAACGAAACAAAAAGTTAAATATAGACCTTTCTTAGTTAAAGAACAGAAGGATCTACTTATAGCACAACAGAGTGATGACGAAAATGTCATGATGGAAACGCTAAAGAATATCATTCGTAGTTGTACACTTGACAAAGTAGATGTTGATAAACTAGCAATGTTTGATGTTGAGTATATCTTTACTCAGCTTAGAGCAAAGTCTGTTGGCGAATACTCCGAACTCACTTTTAACTGTCTTGAGTGTAATGATCCTAAAGCAAAGATGAATGTTAGTATTGATTTGACTACTCTAAAGGTAGAATTTAATGAAAAGCATAAATCGATTATTCCTCTTTTCGATACAGTGGGAATAAAGATGAAGTATCCAGGTTTGGCACTCTTCGATAAGATGAACAAACTCGAAGGCAATCAAGTAGATATGATATTTGATGTCATAATTGAATGTATAGATTCGATATACGACGAAGATACTGTATATCCAGCACATGAACAAAGCAGGGAAGAATTAGAAACGTTTATCAATAATTTAACTCAGGATCAATTCCAAAAAGTTCAAAACTTCTTTGAGACAATGCCTAAGTTAGAAAAAGAAATAGCATTTGATTGCCCAATGTGTAAATACCACCATCAACACGTTGTTCGAGGATTAAGCGGTTTTTTTTAATAGCTCTTTGTCATGATAACTTAGCAAACTATTATAAAATGAATTTCGCGCTCATGCAGTATCATAAATATAGTTTGTATGACATTGAGAATATGTTACCATTCGAGCGCGAAATATATGTTGCAATGTTAATCAAATTCTTAGAAGAAGAAAAAGAAAGACTAGAGAGACAGAAAAAATGAAAACAGTCATAAGCAAGCAAAATGTACAAGAAGCTTCAAGCGCAACCACGCTGAGGGCTGAAGAAGTCGCTAAAAAATCTAGTGATCACATAGAAGCGGTTAATGACACTCTGAAAAAAGGTCTTACTGAAGACAATGGAACTAGCTTAAATTCAAACGTTTATAAGCTTTTTAAAGAAGTAGAAAAACAAACTAAGATTATTAAAGAGAGCAAGGATAAAGCGCCAACTATAGGCGCTGAAAAGGCTGAAGATATCACTAAAAAGTCTATGGGCATGGATCAGTTCAAGACTATCAGTGAAAGAATGAGTGATTTTGGTAAAGGATTTAAAGACTTCTTTACAGTTAAGGGTTTCTTAAATAAAACCGGAATAGTTGATAAAGATAGCACCGGCATTGTTGGAACAGCTGTGAATCGTCGAGCTGCTAAGAAACAATACGCTGAAGATAGAATGAAAGTAGATCCTAACTACTGGAATCTTGCTAAAGGGGATACTGAGAAAGAAAAGAAAGCTAACGCAAGAAAAACCTTTGAAAATCAATTTGATAAACAGCAGGAAATTAAAAAGCAGCAAAGACAGAATGAAGGCGAGATATCTCGCCTTCAGCAAGGTGGTTATACTGAACAACAGATTAAGAAAAGTGGACTTCTAAAAACAAGAGAAGGTCTTGCTGAGAAACTTACTGCAGTAGATTCTAGAGTTCGTGGCAATGCAGGTAGTGGAAATACCAAGAAAGACCTTGAAATAGAATCTAAGAAAAAGCAGAAGACTAAAGATACCATAAAAGAAGCTATGGAGTTTTCTGATGAAGGCCAAATAGAAGCTCAACGTAATTCAGAAGCTCAGACTGGACTGCTAGCAAAGATCGAAGAAAACACTCGCTCTGAACGCTCAGCTGCGAAGGAGCCTAAAGCTGAAGGCGAAAGCGGTGGTGGATTGCTTGACACTATTATGGGATTTCTCGGTAAAGGATTCATGAAAGCGATCAAATTCTTATTTAGTCCTAAGAATCTACTAAAAGCTTTCACTAAAGTCCTAGCACCAGTACTTATAATAGGTTCACTGGTGAATGGAATCATGGATGGTTTCAATAAGTTCATGGAGACTGGTGACATTGGAGAAGCTCTTATTGCCGGATTGGGTGGAGTACTTTCATTCCTAACATTTGGGTTGTTTGATGCAGAAACAATACGTAATGTAGTAAGTGCAGTGACCGGATTTGTCAATGACTATATCATAGAACCTATTAAGAAGTTCGTAGGATTTATTGGCGAAGCATTCGATACGTATATCACACAACCAATAATGGAAGCATTCGATTACATTGGTAGTCTATTCACTGAATACATTATTGAACCAATTAAAAAGTTTTTTGCGCCAATTGCTAATTTCTTTAAGAAAATAAAAGATCAAGTCTTTGGTTTCTTAGAAGACTTTGGTATTCCTGAGATAGGATTCACCATTCCTGTCATAGGAAAGAAAGTATCAATAGGTCCATTCTACCCATTTAGACCAAGTGAAGATGAAACTAGAGTTGGTACATCTTCAGAACTAAAGACCAGCAGTAGCAATCAAGGAGACACTAGGTCTTTTAGAGAATCCGTATCATCAACCGATAAAGGCACTTCTTCAGTATTAGTTGGTAATGAAAGAAGTTCTAGTAATGCAAAGGGCGAATCTAGAACTGAAATATCTCAGTCATTTGCAGAATTTGACGTTAAAACTGGAAAAGCTCGATACTCTCCTGGTGCTGGAGGTGAAGGTGTTGATATCTCGGCTTCTACGTTTAGAAAAGTAAAAGCTGCCGCAAAGGAAGGTGCTGATACTGCTAAATTAGATGACATAGTAAAAGAAGACGCAGCATATGAAAAACTAAGCTTCTGGGATAAACGCAAAGTAGACGTTGGATACGCTAAGGCGTCTAATCTTTTATCTGCACAACAATCTATGAGTCAGTCAGATGCAGTATACAAAAAGTCTTCAGAGAATGCTGCTGCTGCTGCTGCTCCACCTGTATCTGCTCCTCCAGTTGTCGTTAATGCACCAACCAACGTAAGCAATAACAGACAAAATATATCACTAGCTCAAGCTGTGCGTAATCCAGATAGTGGATTTAACAAATACGCTAGTTCTCGAGCAGTAATGCTATAAACAAAAAGGGAGGCCGAAGCCTCCCTGTATCTATCCACTCTTACGTGGAGTATCACTCTTCCATTGCAATCTTCTTGAAGTAGCTCATTGCCTCTTCATCAGTACTCGTATTCGATGCTACGATTTTAACTGCAGGCTTCTTTACTTCACGAACTGGAGGAGTATATTCATCCTCATCTTCGCTTAGTGAAGCTGCTGTAGGTACAGGGTTTCCATCAGTATTCAATACCGATGCAAGTTTGCGGGAAAGTTCTTCGTAAGATTTGAAGTTCTTGCGATCTAAGAAGTCCTTCAGAAGGAATTGCTTCTTAGAGATACCCATGATTTCTTCGTCATCTCCAATTGCAGAAGGCTCCATGAAAACAGACTGATCATAGTTTGGATAGCCATCAACCTTACGCATGCGAAGTTTGAAGTCTGCGCCTTCCCAATAATCAAACACGTTTACAGGTGTTTCATCTTCAAAAGTAGGCTTAGCTTTATCCATGATCTTGTCAAAGATTTTCTTTCCGAACTTAAACAGCATTACTCGTCCTTCGTTCTCTGGATGCTTGGGATCAGAGATAACGAGAACGTTAGCAACATAAGTTAGGCGACGCTTTTGCTTGCGTGCAATTTCCTTATCAGCATCTGAGCCAGAATTCCATAGGCGACTATTAAGTTCACCAACAGGATCATTCTCACCTAGAGTTGTAAGAGAGTTTTCGATGTACCATTTCCCAGTCGGACCTTGAAAGCCGTGATTGAAGATACGAACCCAAGGGAGTTCATCACCTTCTGTGCGAGGGAGGAATCGAATAGTTGCCGTACCATTACCCGCTTTGTCAGCTTCTAGCTTCCAAAAGCGATCGTCTTGGTAGGATTTAGAATCGCTTTGAGGATTAGCGATCTTGTCGAACTCCGATGCAATTTTACCGAAGTCCATCTTAGCGTTTTTGCGAAGTGTGTTAATATCCATCTTTATTTCCTTTACGTTGTATTTGCGATATATTTGCGTTGTATTCATAATCTAAATCATCATCAGAATCATACTCATCGTAATCTTCCTCTGACCATTTATTTATAACGCGCATGCCTTCACCTGGTGGATTTTTAGCATGTTTACTTTTATGGCCTCTGCGGCTACGTTCTTCATCGTCATCGCGATGCTTGTAGATTGTGCGTCCCATTTTATAACTCTGAAAATTCTTCCTTAAAGTTGTGATAGATCGATTGTATCTTATTGGAATCGTACTTTACAAACTTTTTTATCTTATTTAAGATCCGAAGTTCACAATCCCAATATCTTCCAATAGATCTCCAATTAGGTAAAAAGTTTTCAAACTGGTCCAATAAGACTACAGTCTCCAAGTGTACGTGACCACCAACATACAGTTTAAGCAATTCAGGTACATTATTATCTATAAGAAATAGACTTTCATACCTTAGCTTAGACTGTTCCAAATGTCGACCTATTTCGTTTAGCTGTTGCTTAAATAGGTGACTTCTAGATTCTTTACGAGATATCCAAGTATCATAATACTGATCTGATTCTGAGGAGTATATAACCCCAGTGTTACCATATGCAAAATTAGCAACAAAGTATTCGATCAGTTGTCTCGGTTCGTTAAACTTACGTCCTATCTTTTCAAATAGGAATCTATCATTTCTTTTTTCAAATGTTTGTCTAGACCCTGACACTCTACCATCTGCTTCAAACACGTCATATCTATCAGTAGTAAAGTGTAGCTTTATAGCCATAAACAATTTGTATGTGCGAAAAGCATCAATCATTTAGATTCTTTACATACTTAATTATGTTAGTATACCATTGCACCGCGTCATCTTCATAATCAAAGTGGGGGCTTAGGTGTTTTCCATCCTCCTCGTCTATGTAATAATAGACTTGGTTGACATCATCGCATATTAGTTTCATTTTCTTACAGCTACTATCTTATCGCCCATGTCTTCACCGAAAGACATGTTTTCACGAAATACTTTCGCTAGTCCTTTTCTTCCAAGAGATTCGCATGCAATAAAAACACAGAATTGATTAGTGCGCATGTGAATGTCATCTTCATTACCCTGATCTAAACCTTCTGCGACTGCAAGCATCTCAGCCATTAAAACGATTTCAGAAAACTTAGGATTCTCGGTGTCCTCACATCTATCGACCAAATCCTGCACTTCATCATCGGTTAACTTTGCGAAGAAGTCGCCGATAGAGGTATAAGGGTTTTCCATAATGTCAATTGCCATACATCGAACTAAACGCGACATATTTTTGTCAGAAGCAATATTACTATAATTGATAGTGAATGAAGCGTCTGGATTAAATTCTAAATCTTCTGGTTCGTCCTCATTCATCCCACTTCTCCGTTTGTTTGAAAGATTGTTCTTGCATAGTCAATTCTTTGAATGTTTTTCTGGGATTAGAACACATGATACATTTTGGATTACCACAATCTAAAACATGATGTTTGTGTAACTTATGCGGTTCCTTAATTGCAATACCATATGCCTTTGCTATCTTAACTTGTTTATCAATGTGAACTTCATCGTCGTATAGACGCTTACTGTGTTTCTTCTTCGACTGTTCATCACTCATACTAACCTCCTAAACGTCTAGTGTTGCTTGCTTTGGTAGCAAGTTAGCCTCTCTCATATCCATTTCAATTTTGTCTTTTAATGGTTTATTGATAAGATGTTTGATGTCATCAGGTTCTAGAAAGTTTTCTTTGCAGTATTTGAGTACTGCATCCATGTGTGACATTCTGTCTTTATTTGCCATCTCCTCGATATGAAGAGAAAATGCTGAAGCGCCTTTGAACATATTATGGTTTCTTTAAGTAGTATTCTGCTGTTTTAATAGTCATATTTACGTCTGAGTATTCTTCAGATTTAGCGTTATACAACCTCCACACAGGATCTGTGCGTTTAGATTCGTTCATCTTTTCATCAAACATATCGAGGTATTTGTTGAACCAACGATCGAGCTTGCTTCGATAATTGATAAGATCGATATAGATCTTTTGAATCTGTGATTTATCGTTAAATGTATGTGCCATAACGATTTGTGATTCGACTTGTTTTCTGTTCATGTGTTATTATACCTCAGTTATGTATTTAAGTAAATTACCCACGACGCATTTTAGCCATTTCAATGGCTTCCTCATCACTGAAGACAGGAACTGCATTTGACTTATGAAGCGTACCGATACCAATCATCTTAGTACCAGTGTACTTCATCGTTGGCTTGGAAGAAGCAATACCTTGTCCAGTGTCGCGACTAGGAATATGATTGCTTGTAGATCTGCCTGGCGGAGGCGATAACTTGTACGTAAAAGTAGAAGTATCTTTTAAAGATTTTTTAGGCGCATACTTACGCTGAATAGCATCCCACTCTGCAGCAAGTTG